CCAGGAGACACCACGCCGAGTCATTCAGCAGCTTGCCACTGGCATTATTACCTCACGTGACAATCCTGAGTACGCTGCTATTGCTGATGTCGTGCACCGCTACCGACTGCTGCCACTGTATAACCGTAACGGTACCGCCTTACAGAAGCATTGGAACATGCTTTCAAACGCTATGATCTATGGATCAAGCGCCAGCTACACATTCTTTACGAAGACAGACAACCAGTGGCACACCGACTTTATTATTCCCTACCGTAAAGACATCCTGACAGAAAAAGGCAAGGTCTACGGTCCAGACAGCAACGTGACCTTCATGCGTTCGTGGTACCAGAAGAGCGACCTCAAGGCTATCTTGAACCGTGAGAACGCTATGCTTAAAGCAGACAAGAACTACCAAAGCGAATGGGACCTAAAGCTCCTTGCTCAGTTCATGAATGCAGGCGGTTCAGCTAAACCAGCTGAAGACATGACCCCAGCAGAAAAAGAAAAAGGTGGCGACAATGGCGGCTATGAGGTCATTCACTGTTTCCAAAAAGGTATTGGTGCTGAGTTCTATAGCTTCTCCCCCCACTTCAAAGACGGCCAGAACCTCCGCACGAAGATCAACTCTGACCCACGCGGACACATCCCAATTGACTTTGAATACTGCAACATTGACCTGTCTAACCCGCTCGGTCGTGGGCAAGTTGAGCTCTCTGGCGGCGTCCAGAACCTGATTGACCAGCAGATGCAGATGTTCCAGTTCATGAGCACCTTAGAGATGGCTCCCCCACTTATGGCTTACGGTAACGTCAACAAAGCCAGCCTTAAAATGCGTCCGAATGCTATCTGGGACATGGGTACTGGTGCACAGAACAAAGTTGAGCCCTACATCGCCTCTAACTACGCCTTGCAAAGCTTTGGCAACAACTACGGCTTGTTAAAGAGTCAGATCATGGCGCTTAACAACACCACTGACATGTCAACTAGCTCTGAGACAGGTAACTCTAGCAGCAAGACTACTGCCGGTGTCAAGACACAGCAGCAACGTATTGGCGTGACGGATAACTACCTTGAGAAGCAGCACGAGCAGTGGTATGCCTCCCAGTCTGAAACCAGTGTCAACATCTTCTTTGCTGAAATGAAAGGCAAGGAAGCGATTGAACTTGGCAAAGACGACCTGAACGACATTACCGCTACCTATGCTGATGTTCTCGTCAAGGATAATAAGCTTGTCGTGGACTATAACAAGATCAATGATGTTAGCTTTAACTTTAAGACTGACCCCTCTAGCTCACAGCAAGTTGATGACCAAGACCAGCTTGAGAAACTACAAACTATTATTACCGAGTACTCTGGCAATGCCCTTATTATGAACTGGTTCCTCGGTCAATCTGGTAAGAAGATGCACGTCGGTGAACTCTACCAACAGCAGTTTGAACGCCTCGGCCTCAAGAAGCTTGACCGTATTCTGACTGACATGACACCAGAAGAAGCTCAAGCCGCTAAACAGGCACCATTCCCAATCATCGACAAGCCACAAATCCGTCTGACTGGACAAGTTCCTGCCGCTGCTATGCCTGAAGCACTTGCTGCCGGTGGTGTCCAGATGCCACCTCAGCAGGTATCTGAGATGATTACCGAGCGTGTAGACCTTGGCAATATCTACTCTGATCCAAACACCAGTCCGTTTGAACGAGCGCAAATCCTCCAACGTGCTGGCTTGCAGCCTGACCCTAATTCACTCATGCAACAGCCACCACAAGACCCTAATGCTGGTAAAATACCACCAGAAGCCGAGCTTGCCATGCGTCAACAGGAGCTCCAGATTAAGCAGCAGAACGCTAACGATAACTCGACTAAGCTAGCCTTAGAGGTTGCTCAGACAGCTCACCAGCACACGCTTGATCTGCATAACGCTGCTCAAGGTGTCGGCAATACCCAGTTCGACCAACAGCAAGCCGTCCAGAAGCAACAAATGGACGCTCAGGCACAACAGCAACAAGCGCAACAGCAGCAAGCCCAAGCTCAACAGCCTCAACAGTCTGACCAAAGCCAACCACAAGACAGCTCAGCTCAGCAGCAGCCTGCTCAACCTCAAGACCCATCACAGCAAGCCCAACAACCTGACCCATCACAAGGACAACCAGACCAATCTCAGGCACAACCACCTCAACTATCCCTACAAGACCAGCAACTGGTTGAAAAAGCCCGCCAGATTGTCGCTCAGTTTGAGCAGCAAGAGGGTAAAGACGGCTCACAAGAAGGCAGTCCACAAGATATTGACCAAGACCTGACCAAGATAGACGGCAATATTACCCCACAGGAACAACAACTCGTCGAAGAACTGCTCAAACGTGGCTTCTCTGAGGCTGATGTCGAGCAAGTCGTCGTCATGGTACGTCAAGGTATGCCGCTTGAACAAGCTGTGCCAATAATTGGGAGTAAATATCAATAATGAACGACGGTGATCTCTACCTCCGAGACGGTGCTGACTACCAAAATGGTGTCTACTATCCAGAAGCGCCTATTGCTCAGGTTGAAGAAGAACAAAAAGCTATTGGTATCAAGGCTAGCTCCTATCCTGTCATGGACGACGTGGCAAATTGGTTCAAAGAGGCAATAGCTGACTGTGATTCTATCTCAAACATCGAAACAAGCATACAAACGCTCAACGGCGTGAAATATTCTCGTACTATCTCTATAGAAGGTCAAGTATTTGCCTATCAGCTACTAAAAGAGCTTCTTCAAGACAAAGCTAACGAGTTCCAAGAGTTTGGGGAAGGGCGTGTATGACAAATAGTTTCTCAGAAGAAGAACTAAACTCTCTTCCCCAAACCGCGACTATCTTTGACAAACCAGCGCTTCAGTTCGATACCCACACCTGGCAGCAAGAAGGCTATATGCTACGAGATGTCTGCAATCCTGCTAACAGTTCGTGTGAACCTGTCGGCATTCCCATTCCCTCTGGCAAGTTACTCATACGAAAGGATGGCAGTTACGACCTTGTAGACGAAAAACGATGATGACAGCAGCCGGGAGAGGTTCGTGCCCACTTTCCTCTCTCGACTGGTGGTATTATCCTCCAAAAACCCACCAACTCCGGTCTCGCTAACCGTGAACAGAACTAAGCAGCCCTTTTAGGGAAAGAAAGGAGAGCTACATGGCAGATGAAACGCCAGTAGATGATATGCCGGATGTGTCGTTAATGGATAACGATATTGCCCAACCAATTGAAGCAACGCCAAGTGAAACACCCGCAGAACAAGCCACACAAGAAGGCGCGGACACGAAGGAACAGCCACAAGAAGGAGAAGACAACGCACCCGAGGGTGAGCAGCCACCTACTCAAGAAGAGGAAGCGCAGCAGCCACAAGACGACGAAGCAGCCATACGCGCTCGTAACGAAGCCTATGCTCAGCGTCGCATTCAAGAACGACAGCGCACGAGACAGAACGTCGCTCAGCAGATAGATCAAGCCTACGGTCCTAAGACTGAAGAAGATCTAGTCCAAGAAGGGTACGATCCCGCCCAGGCGCAAATCGAGGCTTTACGCCAAGAGATGCAGTATGAGCGACAGAAGACCCAAATTGCCGAGCTGAACGCCGGACTACAAGCCGAAGCAGTCAACGTCACGCATGACTTTCCGCTGTTCGACCAGAACTCTAAGGAGTTTGACGCCGAGTTTGCCAAGGAAGTTGAGGAAAGCTATAGAATAGCCTCCCGCCTGCAAGTTGATGAGAATGGCATCGTGGTCAACGCTGAAGTCCCTTTATATGATTACTACCAGAGAATGGCCACTATCTACAACCGTGGTACCTCTCGTGGACAACAGCAAGGACAGCAAGAGTACCAACAAATGCTTGCCCGAACAGAAAACCCCGGAGGTAGCTCCTCCACATCTTCAGGCGACAGCCTAGATGAGCTGGAGGCACGATTGGCAGATGTAGTCATTTCATAGATTACTAACCCAACAAGAAAGTTAACACGCCACTATGGCAACAACAAGCTCAACACTATCCGCTGATTTGCAGACGTACTTCTCACAGAAACTACTGAAGCAAGCGAAATACAAAACAGTCCTTGACCAGTTCGGCTACACGGAGAAAATCCCAAGTGCCAGCTCAAAGACTATTTCATTCACCCAATACGCAGACCTAGCGCCAGCAACCACACCACTGACTGAAGGTACGCCACCAACTGACCAACAGCTTTCAAGCTCAGCAATCACGGCAACTATCGACCAACTTGGTGCGTATGTTACCCTGACTGACCTTGCTGAACTGACTGTCAAGCACCCTGTTACTCAGAAGACAACAGAATTGCTTGGTGTTCAGGCAGCTCGTTCATACGACCGCACGATTAACTCAGTTGTCGTTGCTGGTACAAATGTTATCTACCCAGGTGCTATTGCCTCACGCGCAACCGTGACTGCAACTAGCTACCTGACCTTCGCTGAAGTCCGACGTGCTGTAGCTTTGCTACGAAACAACGGTGCCTCAGAGTTCGATGATGGTAACTTTGTCCTCATTGTTGACCCAAGCGTTGAAACTGACCTTGAGACAGACACTACCTTCCAAAGCACTGTTGTTCGCAACGGCCTTGGAACTAGCGGTGAGAACTACAAAGGAACAATTACGAAGTTCGCCGGTGTTACCGTCGTTCGCAGTAACAACATTCCTTTCCTTGCCGGTGCTGGTGCATCAGGTGCTAACGTCCACACAAGCTATGTCTTTGGCCAGAACGCCTACGCGGTGACTGACCTACAAAGCCTTGCTATGTACAAAGAGGGCCCAGGTACCGTTGCCGATCCACTACACCAGAAGATGACCATGGGCTGGAAACTTGGCTTTAAGTCAGTTATCCTAAACAACAACTTCATGGTTCGTATCGAGAGCGCAAGCGCATTCTAGGTCTAGCGTTATAATCGGGGGGAGATACTACTCCCCTCACCCAAGCTAGAAAGGCTCATATGACCGCAACTAACGAAGAAACAACTATTAACCTACAAAACGACATCACCGTCAATGGAAAAGTATATAAAGCTGGCCAAAAGGTACCTGTACCAAAGACTCAAGCTGAAGATATTTCTCGCATGGACTACGAACACCAGCAGTACAAGGATAACTTGCACGTCAAGCACACCTACGAGACAAATGCTGGAACAATCGCTGTCGGCTAGTAGGATAAGAAAGGAGCGCACCCTATGGCTCAACAATATGGACTCGGTAACTTCATCTATGAAATCGACGTCAAAGATCCT